GTGAGTACATTCCCGGAACGGCTGCGGAAGTTAAGGGAATCTGAGCGGCCTGCTAAAAGCATGAGAGTGAAAGCGGAGCTGATTGGGATCGGGCATGATACGCTACGGAAGTACGAAACTGGGGAGAACGAACCGGCTCTCAGCCAATTGAAGCTGATAGCGAATCATTACCACGTCAGTTTGGATGAGCTTGCATGGGACGAGGGTGAGCGAGAGAGTAAACCTTTATAGTATCGCAAAAAAAATTGGTCTTTGCCCCCAATTCGGGGCAAGCGTAGAAAAATATGTGTCAGAATGAGGGTGCGGGGTTATATCCGCATCCTCATTCTTTCCATCCATCCTTTCTTTCCTCCTGACCCCGGCGGAATGCCGGGGATATGCAGACGTAGCTCAGTCGGCAGAGCACCGCGCCGGGAGGTATGCGCTGGTTCAAGCCCAGCCGTCTGCACCAGATGCCGGGTAGCGCCCGGACAATGTGAGACCGTTCGTCGTGGCTCACATGGAAATGACAATGCTCGCTGAAAACTGCGCGTGAGGATGCGTCCTCCTTGCCATGACCGAACAGCGGCGCTTGAGATGCTTGCGGGGCCTCAAGCGGGCATGAGCGTGTGACAATCTAAGCGGGAAGACGGCCAATATGCGGCATAGGTGCCCCGTAAGGGGAGACCACAGCGAGTGACGGGGACTTTCCCTGAAGCGCTAAAGCAGGGCAGGACTGCAGTGCCGCACCAACCACACAAGCGGGCGAGGAAGCGCGAGAAGTTAAGTACACACAAGCTGTGGCCACAGCGGCGGACAGTTAATCCGCAAAAACAGTGTGCGGCTGATGAAAAGGCGCGGCGCGGTGTGGCGCCGAAATAACTGTGTAACCCATGTTTGAGAGCTTCCTGAAGGCCGCATGGGAGGGGAAAGACTGTTACTGTAGCCAAGGGGTGGGGGCTGGTGAAAAAATTGATTTGGGGTGGTGACAATGGCTGCGCGTCTTACAGACCGGCAGAAAAAGAAAATACTGGCGGACTATGTGCAGACGAATAACTATTGCGCCACAGCGAAAATCAACGGCGTGTCCGCAACGACGGTTAAGAACCTTGTGCGGGCGAATGCCGACATTGTGGAAAAGTGTGAGAAAAAAAAGGAAGAGAACACCGCCGATGTGATGGAGTACATGAACGACCACAAAGACCTTGTGTGTTCGTTCATCGGCAAGGGGCTTGAAATGCTTAACGACCCGGAGAAGCTGGCGGCGGCGAATCTCAGCCAAATCACAACGGCAATGGGAACGCTGATCGACAAGTGGGCGATGATCGGCGGAAGCCCTGCCGACACGGTTAGGGAAGACGCGCTCAGTCAGAGCCTAAAGGAAATGGCAAAGGAGCTTGAGAGCGATGAGTAGCTATATGGAAGATTGCATTCACCTTAAAGCATGCAGAAGGCTTTGCAAAAAGGTTAAAACAAAATATTACGGAATGCAAATTGCCCGTGGTTGCAACTCAGAGTGTAGTGCGTATGAGCCTTGCAGCAATTACTACACATACGAACAGGTCGAGGCCGTCATGCGTGGCGCATGCAATGACGGTCAGCGTGGTTTCGATGCTGGCGATTGCTTAGTTTCGGATTATTTATGATTAGCCCGAAGCAAGCAAAAATCCTTGCTTTCCCCTATTCCAAGTATGACGCGCTGATCTGCGACGGCGCCGTGCGTTCCGGCAAGACCTCCATCATGATGTGGGCGTTCGTCCGCTGGGCGATGGAAAATTTCAGCGGTCAGCGCTTCGGCGTGTGTGGCCGCACGGTGGATAGCTGCACCAAGAACATCATCGTGCCGTTTACGGCGATGAGCCTTGCAAAGGAGCGCTATATCATCCGCTGGCGGCGCGGTGACAAGGTGATGGAGGTGCGGCGCGGAGCCGTGACGAATTACTTTGAGGTGTTCGGCGGCAAGGACGAGGCCAGCTATACGCTGATCCAAGGTCGCACGCTGGCGGGTGTGCTGCTGGACGAAGTGGTGCTGATGCCGCGCTCGTTTGTGGAGCAGGCACTGACCCGCTGCTCCGTTGACGGTGCAAAGCTGTGGTTTTCTTGCAACCCGGGAAGTCCACAGCATTGGTTTTATACAGAGTGGATCAAGCGAAACCGAGAGCGGAACGCGCTGTATCTGCATTTTGAAATGACGGACAACCCCGGTCTGTCGCAGAAAACGCTGGAGCGGTATCAGTCGATGTTTACGGGCGTGTTTTATGATCGTTACATCCGTGGACTGTGGGTGCTGGCCGAGGGGCTGATCTATCCCATGTTTGACGAGAGCTGCATTGTGGACGAGCTGCCGGAAAAGGGAGAATACTATGTTTCCTGCGACTACGGCACACTTAACCCGTTTTCTGCAGGGCTGTGGTGCTGGGACGGCAAGACGGCCACACGCGTCTGCGAGTATTACTATTCCGGGCGCGAGAACCAAAAGAACAAGACAGACGAGGAATACGCTGACGAAATTAAAAAGCTCATTGGCGAGGCGGATGTCAAAAGCATTATCGTTGACCCGTCTGCCGCTTCGTTTATCGAGGTCTTGCGGCGGCACGGTTATATGGTCCGCAAGGCCAACAACGATGTGACAAACGGGATTATGACTACGGCGCGGTTTTTGCAAGACGGCATTCTTAAGGTGCATCGTGGCTGCAAAGACTGCATCCGCGAGTTTGGGCTATATCGGTGGGACGAAAAATCCGCCGACGACAGGCCAATCAAGGAAAACGACCACGCAATGGACGAAACGCGCTATTTTGCCTATACGATTTTGAAAAATAAGGCGTATAAGCGCGATTACGTCCCCATTTGGAGCAGATAGGAGTGAGAGGCTATCAAAACTTACAATGACCTTGTTGCGGTCGGAGAAAGTGACCAGGCGCGGATTGGGTTTATTCGCGGAGCAATCAACGAGCATCGAAGCTCACACGCATACAAGACGGCGGCGGATGCTGAGGAATATTACAATGGCCTGAATCCGACCATTAACCGCTATGAAAAGATCATCTACGATATGCAGGGCCGTGCCCACACGGATATGTGGACGGCAAACCATAAGCTGGCCAGCCGTTTCTTCGGCCTGGCGGTGGATCAGGAAGTTTCATATCTGCTGGGCAACGGCGTAACCTTTGCGGAGAAGGAAACGCCGAACAAGCTATGCCCGGACTTTGACCAGGAAGTCATGGATGCGGCGCGGGCGGCGAAAATCGCAGGCGTGTCTTTTGGCTTTTGGGATCTGACGCATTTGCGTGTGTTCTCCCTGCTTGAGTTCGTCCCCCTCTATGATGAAGAGGACGGCGCGATGAAAGCCGGTATCCGGTTCTGGCAGGTGGCACAGGATAAGCCTATGAGAGCGACGCTGTATGAGATCGACGGCTTTACCGAGTATTTCCAGCCCAGCGGCGAGGATATGGCCGTCATGCAGCCAAAGCGCAGCTATAAGCTGATCGAGCGCAAGGCGGAAGTCGGCGAAACAGAGATTTACGACGGCGGGAATTATCCGAGTTTCCCCATCGTCCCGCTGAAAAACAACAAGCGGTGTCTCTCCGAAATCGTCGGCAAGCGCAACACCATCGACGCGCTGGATCTGGCGTCCTCGAACATGGTTAACAATGTGGATGAGGGCAACCTGATTTATTGGGTGCTGTCTAACTGCAACGGCATGGACGACCTCGACGATGCAAAGTTTGTGGAGCACTTGAAAACCACGCACGTTGCCCACGCCAACGGCGATGATGGCGCAAAGGTGGAGAGTAAAACCATCGAGGCACCCTATGAGGGCACCAGCAGCACCATTGATATGCTGAAAAAAAAGCTCTATGAAGATTTCCAGTGCTTTGACGCGGCGGCGGTATCTGCCGGCAACCAGACGGCAACCGCAATCAAGGCAAGCTATGTGCCGCTGGATTTGAAAACGGACAAGTTTGAATCCGAGGTCACGCGGTTTATTGTGGAAATACTGCGTCTGGCAGGGATTGAGGACCAGCCCAGCTACACGCGCAATCAGATCATTAACAAGAGCGAGGAAACGCAGAACATCCTTCTGGGTGCGGCGTATTACGATGACGAATACATCACAAAGAAGCTGCTGACCATCAACGGCGACATTGACCAGTACGAGGACATGGCAAAGCGGAAGGCTGCAGAAGAGATTGACCGGAGCTTTGCGGAACCGGATGCGCCGGAGGTGAACGGCGATGGCGAACAGTGACCTCGGACACAAGCTGACCGATAAGGAGCTTGCGAAGCTGGAACGTCGTATTGCAACGCTATACCGCGAGGCGGGGGAAGAACTGCAAGCTACCATCGACGCATATTTTGAGCAATTCAAAAAGCGCGACGAGGAAATGAAGGCTCTGATCGGCACCGTGCAGAACGGCAAGGAATGGACGGAGGCTGACTATAAGCAATGGCGGCTGAACCAGATCGGGCGCGGAGAACGCTATCAAGCTATGCGGGACAAGGTGGCGCACCGCATGACCGATGCAAACGCTGTGGCGGTGTCCTATACCAACGATGCAACGCCGGGTATCTACTCCCTTAACCGCAACTATTCGGCCTATACCATCGAGCAGGTCGCGGGCAACGTCGGCTTTGACCTGTGGGACGAGCAGACGGTCAAACGGCTCATGGTAGAGCAGCCGGATTTAATGCCATATTACCCGCCGAAACGCGCCTTAAAGCGTGGTATCGACCTCGCGTATGGCAAGAAGCAAATCACGGCAAGCGTGACCAGCTCCATCTTGCAGGGCAAAAGCATCAAGCACATGGCGGATGACCTGCAAAAGCGGATTACCACCATGAGCCGCGATTCCGCCATCCGCACCGCCCGTACAGCCGTGACTGGCGCGCAGAACGCCGGACGCATGGACAGCTACGCGGCGGCGGAGAAAATGGGGATAAAGCTCAAGAAACAGTGGCTTGCGACGCTGGACAATCGCACGCGACACGCTCATGCCATGCTGGACGGTCAAACGGTGGACGTTGACAAGCCGTTTAAGGTCGATGGTAACGAGATCATGTTCCCCGGCGACACGTCTGCACCCGGCTACCTCGTGTATAACTGCCGTTGCACGATGGTTGCGGACATTGGTGGAGTTAATTCCACGGGCCAAAGACGCGGCAGAAACCCGGTTACAGGCGAAAACGAGATCGTTTCAGATATGACCTATTCAGAGTGGGCGGCACAGAAAGAAGCGGAAAATGCTACAGCGTGGGGCATCTTTATCAAAAAAGGCCGGAATCTATCGGCAGACACGAAGCAATGGAAAGAATACAAGGCGGTTCTGAACAAAAAAGTTCCGAATACCGTTGAAGATTTCCAGAATTTGAAGTATAATGAACCTGAAAAGTGGGCGCAATTAAAAACCACAAAGCGGCAGACTGTTGTTGTTAAAAATGCGGAGTGCATAACAACACCCAAAAAATACACAGGCTATTTCCTGAAAAGTGGAGCTAAACACGCAGACCAATTCTTTGATGTTGGATATACGTCAGACAATCCGCTCCAATTGCGCTATGATATGGCAAGGCAGTTTAACATGGAAAAGGCTGTGGATTTTAAAGAATTAGGCGGCGGAGCCGTGCGTTTTAATATTTACATGGAACTTGGGGTAACAAAGCAACGAACGTTTTGCACTGGCTGGATAAAGGATGCGCCCGAAAGCAAACCGCGTATCATAACTGCCTTTAGGAAAAACAAGGAGGATGCGGGATGATCCGTGAATATGACCGTGTTAAGGTAAAAAGTACTGGAGATACCGGCATTGTTGTTGACATCAGAAATACCAACGGGACGTATTTTTTGGTGGAAAGAGATAGCGATAACGAGCTGATTGACTGCACTGCCAGCGAACTGGAAAAATTGGGCAGAGGACAACAATGAACATTGATATTCAGGATCACAGTGCGGAGGTTTCCGCTGAAATCAAGGCGGCGTTGTTGCGGGGCCTTGAAAAGATTGGGCTGGTGGCAGAGGGATACGCAAAAAAGCTGTGCCCTGTTGATACTGGCAACCTGCGGAACAGCATCACCCATGCGGTAGACGAGCAGGAACCGGCGGCTATCATCGGGTCGAACAATTCTTACGCCGCGTACGTTGAGCTTGGCACCGGTATTTACGCCGAGGGCGGCGGCGGACGGCCTACGCCGTGGGTGTATCAGGACGCAAAGGGTAACTGGCATTACACGCGCGGCAACAAGGCACAGCCGTTTCTGAAACCAGCTGCCGCCGACCATGTGGGACAGTATCGGGACATTCTGGAAAGCGAGCTGAAAAATGGATAACGAGACCATCAAGGCCATTGAAGCCATTATCAAACGCGGCAATGACGCGGAGGTGCGGCGAAAAGGCGATGGGTACATCGTCTTAGAGGTCAAGAAAACAATCAAATACAGCACTCAAACATAAAAGAAACCGCCCCGGTTAAGGGGCGGGGAAATCATTGTTTTTTCTGTCTTGAATGTCCATTTAAGCTAAAACCCGAGTTTCGTTTGACGATTGATCTCGTAAGCAACTCCTGCATCATAAGCTTTAATAAGTGGCAAAAGTCCGTTTTCTACTTCTTCCATGAGACCGTACATTGCGTTACTTTTGCAAGCGGGAACAATTTTCCTTTGCTCGTGCGCCTCCTTGATGCCAATTTCATAAGCTTTTATTTCAATAGCGTTCATGTCAATTTCCTTTCCGGCTTTTGCCTGTCACATTTGTTCCTTGTGAGTATATGATAATATAAGTTTACTTATATTTCAAGATGGGATATTCAACAATAAATTGTAGATTGGATTGTTGAAAATGTATAAGTTGACTTATTGATTGGAATGTGATACCATGTTGCAAAAGGAGGTTTGCAGCATGGCAACAGAGGCGCAGATAAGGGCAAGCACGAAGTACAACCGAAAACAGGACACCATAACGGTGCGGGTGGATAAAGAAATCGGCAAAAAAATACGCGATGCCGCAGAACGGCAAGGCGTAAGTGTGAAAGAGTTTATTCTTGCGGCGGTAATGCCGCACATCGACGATAAGTAAATAACATCTTCCGCGTAATAGGGCGCGGGAAAGGGCAATAGGAGCCAGCTACCGAGTTTTTCTCGGTGGTTGGCTCTTTTGTTTTAGGTAAAACCCGCGAGGTACAGCGGTTTTTATACAACGTTCGCCCCCGAAGAATTGGGGCCAAGGAAAAGGAGAACGAATAACATGGCGAAATTTACGAGAGCGGAAATCAGAAATATTCTCGGCGAGGCTTGCACCGAAGAGATCGAAAATCGCTTGGTTGCGCTGCATCTGGGCGTGGTCGACCCCCTCAAGGACGATCTCACAAAGTACAAGGCGGACGCGGAGAAGCTGCCCGGCGTTCAGAAGCAGTTGGACGACCTCAAGGCAGCAGGTGACGGCGGCTATAAGGAAAAGTACGAGAAGGAACACTCGGCCTTTGAAACCTTTAAGACCGACATCACGGCAAAGGAAAGCAAGGCGGCGAAGGAAAAGGCCGTCCGGGCTTACTTTGAGAGCAAAAACATCACCGGCGCGAATCTCGACCTTGCGATGCGTGGCTGCGGCGAAGAAATGGCCGTATTGGAGATGGACGGCGACAAGATCAAGGACACCAAGAGCCTTGATGCGCTCGTAGACGGCACCTACAAGGGGCTGGTTTCCACCACACAGACACACGGGGCGAATCCCGCCAACCCCCCGGCAAACACCGGCGGCGCAAAATCCCGAGAGGACATCTACAAGAAGGACGATAAAGGCCGCTATGTGATGTCTACGGCGGAGCGCCAGAAAGCACTTGCCGATCTGATGGCAAGCGAAAACAACTGATTTTTTGAAAGGAGCTATTTATGGCTGCGAAAACTAATGTAACAACTTCCGCGCAGTTTACTACTTCCGCACGCGAGGTGGATTTCGTGTCCCGCTTCGCCGATAACTGGGACGCACTGCGTAACATCATGGGCATTATGCGTCCCATTCGCAAGGCCCCCGGCACGAAACTGGTTTCCTACAAGGCCAGCGTGGACGGCGGTCTCAAGGGCGGCACTGTGGCAGAGGGTGACGAGATCCCCTTTACCAAGATGAAGGTGGATCCTGTTGCCTATGGCGACATCGACATTTCCAAGTATGCCAAGAGCGTGACCATCGAGAGCGTGGCAAAGTACGGCGCTGACGTTGCCGTGGAGAAGACCGACGAAGCTTTCCTCGTGGCCCTGCAGAACAAGGTCCTGACCGACTTCTACACCTTCCTCGGTACCGGCACTTTGAAGGTAACCGAGAAGACGTGGCAGCGTGCTCTGGCTATGGCTAAGGGCAAGGTGCTGGACAAGTTTGCCGGTCTGGATAAGGACGTAACCGAGGTGGTGGGCTTCGCCAACATCATCGACGCTTACGATTACCTGGGCGACAAGGAAATCACCGTTCAGACCATGTTCGGCATCAACTACGTGGAGAACTTCATGGGCTACCGCACTCTGTTCCTGCTGCCTGAGAAGTACATTGCTTCCAAGAAGGTGATTGCTCTGCCCGTGGAGAACATCGATCTGTACTATGTGGACCCCAGCGACAGTGACTTTGCCAAGCTGGGCCTGAACTACACCGTAAAGGGCGAGACCAACCTGATCGGCGTCCATGTCGACGGCGATTACAGCCGCGCCACGGGCGATATGTACGCCATCATGGGCATGAAGCTGTGGGCTGAGTATCTGGACGGCATTGCCGTGGCTACCGTTTCGGTGGCCGGCGCGGGCTAAATAGGGGGGCAGCGTAATGCTTGAACAAGTCTTACGGCACTTGAACAACTGGTTCCTTGTGGAGATTCACGAGGGCACGTTCACCGTGGAGAACGGCAGCATTGCGCTGCCCTTTCTCCTGACCAATCAATATTTCCGCATCGTCGGCTCTGTGTTTAACGACGGTCTGCATCAATATCCGGCGGCTGACCTGACGGATGAAACCTTTACCGGGACGGTGTGGGTGTTGGCTGTGCCAAAGGCTGTGCTTGTGCTTGCCGAAGATATCGCCGCATGGGAAGAAAAGAACGGTGAAGCCGTTTTAAGCCCGTACACGAGCGAAAGCTTCGGCGGGTACAGTTACACCAAGGCGAGCGGCGGAAATGCCGACACAAGCACTGGGACGGGCTGGCAGGGCGCTTTTAAAGGCCGATTAAATGACTGGCGCAAGCTCAAGGGGGTGGAACCGTGACTTTACTGGACGATTTTGCCCACAAGTGCATTCTGATGGAGAAAAAGCGCACGCCTGATGGCGCGGGCGGCTACATCACTGCGTGGGAAGAGGGTGCGGAGTTCCTCAATTACCAATCTCTTGACACATCGATGGAGGCGCGAAAAGCGGAAAAGGAGGGTGTGACCTCGGTATATTCCGCGCTGGTCAATCAGAGCGTTCCCATCGAGTACAACGATTATTTCCGCGATACGGAAACGGGGATTACCTATCGCGTGACATCAAATCCCGAGGAAAAGGCCGCGCCGAGGTCTGCGGGCGCAATCATTAAGGCGCTGAAATTCTTTACTGCGGAGCGAAAGGAGCTGCCGAAATGACAAAGGACAAGGCGCTCCATGCGTGGTTCTCTCAATTCCTCCCGTCGTATCCGACCTCGAATGTGCCGGAGGACGCGACCTTTCCGTGGCTGACCTATGAGCTTATCACAGGATCATGGGAGAGCGGCGAGATCGCGCTGACGGTCAACCTCTGGTATTACACCGAGAGCGAAGCGATGCCCAACGCAAAGGCACAAGAAATCAGCGACGCAATCGGCATGGGCGGCTGTATGGTCGCCTATGACGGTGGAGCAATGTGGATCAAGCGTGGCTCCCCGTGGTGTCAGAACATCGCGGAAGAAAGCGATAAAAACATCAAGCGAAGGTATCTCAACATCACGGTGGAATACCTATCGCAAAACTGATGAAAGGAAGAAAATATGAAATTCACTAAAATTCCCTCCGATGCATTTCAGAAGCTCCAGATTAACGCCGGTATTCTGACTACCGATTTTACCCCCGCAACCGGCACCATCGGGGAATCGGGGCAGATTGGCGCGACGACCGGCGGCATTAGCTTTACCGCAACGCCCACCTATAAGGACTATGGAGAGGACATCGACAACTGCCCCAAGAATACCAAGGAGCTGAAAATGGTGGACAGCTGGGAGGCAAAAGCCAGCGGGACATTTGTAAATGCAGATACTGCAATTGCTAAGAGCCTCTGCGGGGCGGCGGATATCGGTACGGCAGACGCCACCAAGATCACACCGAGAAACGATCTCAAGGATTCCGACTTTGATGACCTTTGGATTGTGGGTGACTACTCCGATATGAACGGGGAAACAAATGGAGGCTTTATCGCCATCCATCTGCTGAATGCGCTTTCTACGGGTGGATTCCAAATGAAAACAGCTGACAAAGCGAAGGGGCAGTTTGCTTTTGAGTACACCGCTCACTACTCCATGAGCGCACAGGACACTGTGCCTTTTGAAATCTACATCAAGGCCGGTACGGCGGAGGCGTAACACCATGAAGCTGTCAAAAATTAAGGGAGAGCGAGTGTTTGATGTTATCGCAGACATTATCGATCCTATTGCCAACATAGCCGAGGACAAAGAAGCTGCAGCGTTGTTTCAGCGTCAGAAGCTCCCGGATGGCGTAAATGCAAAGGACTTTGTGTTGGCAAGGGTTAAGAAATCTGCTCCGCTGCTTTTGCGTGGACACAAGAAAGATCTGATCGCAATTTTGGCGGCTGTGGAAGGCGTGACTGCAAAAAAATATGCCGCTGGTCTGACGCTTGCCAAGTTGCTGGTTGATGTTACTGAGCTTATGACGGACGAGGCCTTTACGGACCTTTTTACATCTGCGCAGACCGAGACGGCAGAAACGCCGTCCGGCTCTGTGCAGGAGAATATCGGGGAAGCCAAAGAGTAAAGCCATTTCTGGCATACTGTGTAGCGCGGTACAAGCAGGATGCAGAAGAAAAAGCATATCGAATTTATGCTGCTGACCTGCTTAAAGCAATATGCGAGCGATGCGCAGGCGTTTCAATCGATAAGCGATATATTGAAATTATAGATGTGAGCAAAAAAGACAATCGCTCCTGTGAAGAAATCACCAGCGATATTGTCAATCGTTGCGGGTTACAAGTTAAAAAAGCCGCCCCTTCACGGGGCGGCGGGCGAATATGCGTTACTTGAGGACATAGTCAGATATCATTCTTCCAATTTTCCCGATGTCTGTGCCTCCCTTAAACTCGAACTTTGCGACATAACCATTAGAGAATGTCAGAACAAGTTCGCTATCCGGGATGATTTCGGCAAAGCCCGGGGTTTGCACGGAGAAAAACTGCACTTTCGAATAGGGCATAGAGCTGAAGGACTTGCGCTTTCCTGTAATCCCCTGTACATCAACCGATATGACGCGCTTGTTAGTAAAAATCAGCTGGTCGCGGACGGTCTTAAATGCGGCAGCGATTTCTTCCCCGTCAATCAACAAGCCATTCACTTCACCACGAACATCGGAAACGGGAATCGGCTTTAAGTCCCACGCAGAATCTTTGTTAAAACTTATCATAAATAATCCCTCCTTGCCGATAGCATACCATACTACCAATGAAATGTCACGAATAATTTTCAGAATTTACAAAGAGAGCGAGGTGAACGCATGAATCTTCTTGATCTGTTTGTGAAAATATCTGTGCAAGACGAGGCAAGCGAAAATGTAGAGACATTATCAGGAAAATTCAAAAATGGGCTTGCCGCTGCGGCTAAAGTCGGCGCCGCAGCTGTAGGTGCGGCTGCTACCGGCATTGCCGTGCTTACGAAAAACGCGCTTAACAACTATGCTGAGTATGAACAGCTGGTCGGTGGCGTTGATACGCTATTTAAGGATAGCTCTGCAAAAGTTCAAGAATATGCAGCAAATGCATATAAGACTGCTGGACTATCCGCTAACGAATATATGGACACAGTTACAAGTTTTTCTGCGTCCTTGCTGCAATCGCTTGGCGGTGATACAGCAGCGGCGGCAGACATGGCTAATGTTGCAATCACGGATATGTCTGATAATGCCAATAAAATGGGCACGGATATGGCATCTATCCAGAATGCTTACCAAGGCTTTGCCAAACAGAACTACACCATGCTTGATAACCTTAACAAAATGGGGGCACTCGCCGCATAAATAAAGGGCGATGTGCGAATCCTCTCTGATTGACTTGGACACCCCGGCGGGGGCAACAGGGCGCAAGGGTAATGCCAGCGTGAACGACTAAGTGAGAGGAATCCTACAATATGCAGTAGGATAAGCGATAGTCTGAACTGCACCTATAACGTATTTAAGTAAGAAAGTGCAGATTAACAATTTGCAAATTGGGCTATGGTGGAACAAAAGAAGAAATGGAGCGTCTGCTTGCCGATGCGTCGAAGCTCTCTGGCAAAGACTTTCTGTGGGGCGAGGATGGCATGGGATATGGCTACGCAGAAATAGTAGAAGCAATCCATGTGGTTCAGACAGAAATGGGTATCACAGGAACTACGGCAAAAGAAGCAAGCACCACCATTCAAGGCTCTGTTTCATCCATGAAGTCCGCATGGGGCAATCTGCTGGTTGGCATTGCTGACGATAACGCCGATTTCAAGACACTTACAGAGCAGTTCGTTGATAGTCTTGTTACCGTTGGCGAAAATATCATTCCGCGCATTAATATCATTTTGGGCGGAATTTCACAGTTGGTTACATCTGCATCTACCACGATTATCCCGATGGTCATTACAACCATCACAGATAACCTTCCTGCACTTTTGCAGTCGGCGGTTGCGCTTGTCGGCGCATTGGGACAGGGTATCATTGATAGCCTACCTGCAATTACGCAGGCGGCAATCGACATTCTTTTCTTCCTCGCGAATGGCCTGATAGAAAACCTGCCCACGCTCATTGACGGCATTGTGCAAGTGACCCTGACGATTGTGCAAATGCTGACAAGCCCGGACTTTTTGACGCAGCTCATTGAAGCGGCAATCCTGCTGATTATGACGCTTGCAAACGGACTGATTGACGCGATTCCGCAGCTTATTGCGGCAGTACCTCTGATTATTGGCAACTTGCTTGCCGCAATCATTGTAGAGCTGCCGAACATTATTCAGGTGGGAATTGACCTGCTGTTTGCGCTGATTGACGGAATTATCAAGTGCATCCCGGAGCTTGTGGCGGCTGTGCCTACTCTGATTATCGCGTTTATCAACGGCATTGTTAATAACCTTGATAAAATTATCCTTGCCGCACCGCAAATCATTGTATCGCTGATTACCGGCCTTGTCGGAGCAATCCCGGAACTGATTGCATCTGTCCCGCGCATTATCGCGGCCATTGCTGACACGATCCGAAATTATGACTGGGGCAGCATCGGTAGAAACATCGTTCAGGGCTTGAAAGACGGCATTGCCGGAATGTGGGATAACATCAAAAACTGGTTTAATGACAAGGTAAACAGCCTTGTTGGCGGCGTAAAGCGCATTTTGGGCATACACTCCCCGTCTAAGGTATTTGCCGGGATCGGTGGATATATGGCGGAAGGCCTTGGCGAAGGGTTTAGCGATGAATTTGCATCTGTGAAAAAAGACATAGAGGGGGACATGAGTTTTTCTGCTGGATCCATTACGGCAGGAGCAAATATCAGCGGAAACTATGCAAGTGGATCTTACGGCGTAGCAAGCGGAGGATACGGCAGAATTATAATGCTGCTTGAACAATACCTACCTATGTTGGCAAATATGAAAGTCATCATGGACAGTGGACAGGTTGTCGGTTTGCTTGCCCCAGGCATGGATGAAGAACTGGCCAAAATCAACGCGAGGAGGGCAAGGGACGTATGATAGGAAAAGTATGCTTTGACGGAAAGGACACTTACACAGAATACGGTCTGCTGCTTGCAAGCAAGTCCATTTCTCTGCCGGAAGTCCGCACGAATATGATCGATGTTCCGGGCCGGGACGGCCTGCTGGATGCGTCCGAAGTGCTGACCGGAGAAGTCACCTATAAGAACCGCACTATTATACTGAATCTCACCGGCGTGGATACGGTGAGCGGCAAGACATGGCCTGCTACGATTTCCGATTTCTGCAACAAAGTCCACGGCAAGTTCGTTAAAATAACATTTCCTGAGGACACCGCCCATTTTTACAGTGGGCGGTGCTCCGTTGGGCAGGTGGGGCTTGTCAAAATGATGCAGACTATCCCGGTCACGGTTGACTGCGACCCGTGGAAATACAAGAACGCAAAAACCACGGTTTCTCGCGATGACCTTAGCACAGCCTACAAACAGCTATCCTTACCCAACGAGCGCCGGCCTGTCATCCCTACTATCACGGTGGCCCAGGACACCACATTGCTTTGGGGCAGCAGCACAATCAACATCAGCGCGGGAGATCATATTTTGCCGGACATCCGGCTTGCGGCTGGAAGCAATACCCTGAAAGCAAAAGTAGCAAGCGGCACAGGTAGCATCACTGTGACATACCAGGAGGCGAGCCTGTAATGTATCAACTCAAATACAAAAACTATATCCTGTATGACCCGCGCCTTGCGGATGAAAAACTAATCGTCCGTGACCCTTCTGTGAAGCTGGCGGTCAGCAAGGCCGGGGAAATGTCCTTTACGGTGGACGCAGAACATCCCTATTTAAGCAATCTTCGCCGCATGAGCGGCCTTGTGGAGCTGCTGGACGGCACTTTTCCTATATATAGGGGAAGAATAACCAGCGATATAAAAGACTTCTACGGGGCGCACAAAATCGAAACAGAGGGCATTATGGCGGTGCTGAATGACAGCATCATACCACCGTTCAACTTTCCAGAGGACTTTACGGAGGACGCTTCCTATAAGGCCGCCGCCGCAAGCGGGAATGTGGTGGAGTTTTTCTTCCGCTGGATTCTGTCACAGCACAATGCGCAGGTGACCGCAGAGCAGCAGATCAAGCCCGGCGTGGTCACCGTGTCCGACCCGAACAATTACATTGCCCGCAGCTCTGAGGAGTACGCCACGGCGATGACCACTATTTCCGATAAGCTGTTCAAATCTTCTCTGGGCGGGAATCTGCTGATCCGTTACGAGGATGACGGCAATTATTTGGACTATTACGCCGCGCTGCCGCTGACAAACACGCAGACGGTGAAATTCGCCGAAAATCTTCTTGACCTGTCCAGCGAGACGGACGGTGCGGACATTTACACCGCTATTCTTCCGGAGGGCAAGGATGGACTGACCATCGGTAATCTGCCAGACGGGGACTTGACGGATGACTTGGTGAAGTCCGGGAAAACCATCTATAGCAAGTCCGGCGTGGCCACATATGGGCGCATTACCCGGCACATCAAATGGGACGATGTGACCGTTGACACCAACCTTCGGGCGAAAGCGAAGGCGGCGCTGGCCGACAATGGCCTGTCCATGCCGGAGACCATCACCTGCAGGGCGGTGGATTTGGGCTGGCGAGAGGGCATCCAGCATTTCCGGGTGGGCAGAATGACCGCCCTTGTCAGTACGCCCCACGGCTACAGCGCGTCATATCCGTTGATGGAGCTGGCCCCGGATATTCTTGACCCCGGCAACACACAGATCACGCTGGGCGCGACCCGGCGCACATTCACCGGCTCACAGATCGATGCAGTGCGGAAAGCCGAGGAAAGCACCTGGCAAGTCCGCACTGACTTAAACAAGAAAATTGAGGACATCGAGCTTACCCCCGGGCCTCCCGGCCCTGCCGGGGCAGACGGCAAGGACGGCACCAATGGCACCAACGGCCTGTCTGTATGGATTACTTACCATGACGACACGACAACACCGGCAAATCCGACTGGAAACGGTACGCTGAACGGCTGGCACACGGACTTGACCGCTTCCGTTGTTTGGATGTCGCAGAAGGTAGCGGCATCGGCTACGGCTGGTGCGTGGGGCGCTCCTATCCGGCTGCTGGGTGAAAAGGGCGAACAGGGAATCCAGGGCGTTCCCGGCGAAAAGGGAGACCCCGGCGCAACTGGCCCCCAGGGGGAGCAGGGTATTCCTGGAGAGAAAGGCGACCCCGGAGAGCAAGGCCCCCAGGGCGTTAAGGGCGCAGACGGTAAGACCTATTTCACCTGGATAAAATACGCCGATTCGCCCACCTCCGGGATGTCCGATAATCCCACCGGGAAGAAGTATATCGGCATCGCCTACAATAAGCTGACGGCCACGGAAAGCACGAATTATGCGGATTATACCTGGTCGCTTATCAAGGGCGACAAAGGCGATAAGGGAGACAAGGGCGCTACCGGCGACACCGGGCCGCAGGGCGAGCAGGGCGTAAAGGGTGATACCGGGGCCACCGGCCCGCAGGGTGTAAGCGTCACCGCAACCACAGTGGAATATTATCTTTCCGCTTCCGATACAGAGCTTTCCGGCGGCGCATGGCAGTCTACGGCACCGGCTATAACGGATGGAAAGTATCTGTGGGGACGCACTAAGATCACCTATTCCAACGGCAAAACGGCCTACACCGGCGCATACTGCATCAGCAAGGCCATGACCGAGAGCGCCGAACCGATTGTAAGCGAGACCCGCACGGCGGTGACAAAGCTTACCCAGGATGTGGACAGCTTCAAGGCTACGGTCTCCGAGACCTACACCGAAAAGTCCAATTTCAACGAGTTTAGGCAAAAAGCTGAGAACGACCTAACCGCCAACAGTACGGCCATAGAGCAGCGGTATACCGAGATCAAGGCCGTGGAGCAGCAAGTCCTTGGCGTAGATGGCAAGGTCACGGATGTGCAGAAAAAGGTCACAGAGACGGCGGGCTATATCCGTACCGGCAAGGTGGCAGAGGATGAATCCGGGAATCCCATCTACGGCGTGAAGATCGGGCAGACCGATACGGCGGGCAATTATAACGCCTTTGCCCAGTTCACAGCCGGGCGCATTTCATTTTTCGATGAGGCCGGGCAGGAGATCAGTCACTTCGCGGGCAAAGATTTCTACATCGACAGTGGTATCATCGTCCAAAACCTGAATCTTGGCGGCTACGAACTGCGGCGAAATAAGGGCCTTGGATTCAAGTGGATAGGAGGCTGACAATGGCAACAAGCGGAACCGTAAAAACAAACACAAAATATGGCTCCTATTTTTGGGTCAAGTGGGAGATTAGCGGCAGTCAAGACATAGCCGGGAACAAGACTACCATTTCCTGGTCCTGCGGCCTGAGCCCCGGGGAGAAGTATTACACAAACGCCATAAAAATGGGCGCGGTGGTCATTAACGGTCAAACTGTGTATTCCGGTGGCACATATTCCGACATCACGGATTACAAGGACCACACCTTTGCCTCTGGCACACTGGATATTTCCCACAACAATGACGGCAGCAAGACCTTCACTGTTTCTGCCTTTTCCGGCTGGCTTTACGGAAACGGAGATTATACCGCTTCGGCGGAAAGCTTTGCCCTGCCTGCCATACCCCGGGCGGCTACCATCACATCCGCACCCAACTTTACAGATGTGGACAACCCGGCCATTGCCTATGCCAATCCGGCAGGCTCGGCGGTTTCTGCGCTGGATGTGTGCATTTCCCTGACCGGTTCGGCATCGGATATTGCTTACCGAGCCGTCAGCACCAGCGGCGGCAGCTATACCATCCAGCTTACCAATGCAGAGCGGGCCGTGCTGCGCAACAACACGACATTAACGCGAAAAGTCGTGTTCCTGCTGCGTACCAAAATCGGCAGCACCTATTACTACGACACCGTAGAAAGGACATTTACCGTCACCAATAATGCGGCCACCCGACCCAGCGAAGCTATTGCCGTGGCCCCTGTCAGCGCCCTATCTGCGCCGTTCAACGCCCTGTATATCCAGGGCAGAACACGGGCCAAAATCACGCACACGGCCAGCGGCAAGTTCGGCGCGGCCATAAAGCAATATTCCGCCTCCGTAGAGGGTAAAGCCTATTCCGGGAAAACAGCCACCAGTGATGCGCTGCAAACGCCGGGCGTGCTGACCATCACCGGCATGGCAACGGACAGCAGAGGGTTTTCCACTACAGCAGCTAAAACCGTCACGGTGCTGGCGTACAATACGCCTTCTGTGGTGCGTAACGGCAACACGGGAAGATTTGTATGCGCACGGGCTGCCTCTGACGGGACGATAAGCGAAGATGGCACGGCGCTTTATGTGGAGTGCTCCAAGTCCTTTTCCCCCCTGGCCAACAATAATAAATGCACATTGCGTCTGCGCTATGCGGCAGAGGGTGGCAGTTGGTCAAGCTGGATCACGCTTTTGGCCGAATCTGCTGGCAATGATTACGCAGGCGTTGTGCCCGGTGTCACCCTATCGGTATCGGTGGTATATACCATCGAGATTCAGGCGGTAGACAAGCTGGGTGAGAGCGGTTCGGTGGAAACGCGAATCCCAACATCTGAAATGACCTTCCATTTGGGCGAAAACGGTAAAGCCGTGGGTATTGGACGGTACGCCAGCGAGAGCGGAGAGAAGCGGCTGGATGTGGCCTGGGATACGCACCTTGAAAAGGGTCTGCAAGTCGGCGGTGCCACAACGCTGGGCGGAAACCTAAGAGGCAAATATCTGACCGGCACATGGCTACAAACCACGGAGGCCACAGACCTGAGCAAAGCACCTCCTAAGATTGCGGTATTGGATAATGCTGGGTGGATTTATTACCGTACATTGGAAGAGCTTCGGGCTGATTTGGGGATCGATGACTATATAGTTGAGCAGGGTACCAAAGGTATTTGGACGTATCGGAAGTGGAATAGTGGCATTGGCGAATACTGGGGAAAAGAGCAAGGCTTTACCTTGGAAACCGGATGGCACCGTAGCCCGGCAGCTCCGTTTACGGTTGTAAACGCAATTGATAGTGTCATTACAGTGACGAATTGGTATGGTAATGACGATAACCGAGATGCACGTCCCAATATCATTACCTGCGGTGGCATATATAATGACGGAAGCATATCTGTTTACAACCGAAACTATGATGGAACTGCCGGAACCGGTTATAGAGCCTATTATTATGATGTAAAAACTCACTGGAAGTAACCCAACGCTGCAAAACAAACCAAGCCCCAGAGGAGAAAGGAAATTACTGAATGGAAACAATCGTCGTGGCTATCATCACCGGCGGCCTGTCGCTGCTGGGGGTAATTATCACCAGCAACAAGACCACCCGGGAGGTGCAAGCCAAGCTGGACAAGCAGCAGGCCGTAACAGAGACCAAGCTTGAAGAGCTGACCCGGGAAGTCCGGGAGCATAACAATTTTGCGCGGCGCGTCCCAGTGCTGGAGGAGCAGATCAAAGTTATTAACCACCGGATCGCGGATTTGGAACAGTCCCATCAATAATTTTTGTGTGTGCCCAAGTCGGGCACGGAAAGGAGCAACAAAATGAAAAAGAATTGGAAACAGTGGGTAAAGGCCGCCGCCGTGCGCGCCGTCAAAACCGTGGCACAGACCGCCGTGGCCACCATCGGCACCAGCGCCGTAATGGGCGAGGTGAACTGGGTGATGGTGGGAAGTGCCTCTCTGCTGGCGGGCATCCTGTCCCTGCTCACCAGTGTGGCGGGCCTGCCGGAGGTCTCCGAAGGGGGCGATGTCAATGCCTAAAGTATTTCTCTCCCCCAGCAACCAGTACGATAACCGCTATGCCTACGGTGACACTACCGAGGGCGTACAGTGCGGCAAGATCGCCGAGGCCTGCAAGGCCGCCCTGGAGCGCAGCGGCGTGACCGTGAAGCTGATGCACGATGAATCCATGCAGGAGAAGTGCGCGGCATCCAACGCCTTCGGTGCCGACCTCCATGTGCCCATCCACACCAACGCCTTTAACGGCACGGTCAGCGGCACCCGCATGTTCTGCTTTAACAGCAGCGGCGAGGGCATGAAAGCCTGCAAGGCTATTTTTAATCGGCTGGCCCCGGTGACCCCCGGCACCAGCGAGAATATCCGGGTGGATGCCTCCCTGTATGAGGTGCGGGTGCCCAGCGCCCCTACGACCTATATCGAGTGCGAGTTCCACGACAACGCCACCACGGCCAAGTGGATCGTGGAGCACACGGTTGACATCGGCGAGGCCATCGCCCGGGGTATCTGCGATTACTTCGGGATGACCTTTAAGGAGAAGGAGCAGCCCGCTCCCGCGAAGTCCGTGGACGAGGTTGCCCGGGAGGTGATCCGTGGCGAGTGGGGCAATGGCTCCGACCGCCTCCAGCGCCTGGAGGCCGCAGGGTACGACTATAATGCTGTACAGGATCGAGTGAACGCTATCCTGACTGGCGATGCGCCGGAGCAGCCCACTCCTGCCGAGCCGGTAGAGCCATCCCCCGAGCAGCCCGCCACCGATAAGCTCTACCGCGTCCAGGTCGGCGCATTTGCCGTCCGCGAGAACGCCGATAAGATGCTCCAACGCTTGAAAGACGCTGGCTTCGAGGGCTACATCCGAGAGGGGTAAAATAATCCACTGGAGGGCGCAGAGGACACCGCTACGCCGGCCTCACGCCCGTGCATAAACATCCGCACCTCCACGGCACACCGTGGGAAATGATAGATCAGCACAAAAGGATCCGCAAAAAACTATCCACTATGGCACCATGCCGCGCCACAGAAACAATCCGTGCGGTAGGGCTACCGGAAGACGAGGAAACCTGTGTAATTGACGTGGACGTTTTTGGCCGCACCTGCGTACAGACGGCGGCAAAACTACATATCAGCGTAGATGGATTTTACAAATTGCGCCGCCGCGCATACCAAAAACTGGCGGATGCATTCAATTCCTAAAAATAGCCGCGCCCTTTTTGGGTGCGGCTATTTTTCGTTTTTGCACACAACGAGAAACTAATTAAAGAGGGAAAGAAGAAGCTTAATTATTGCAGAATCAAGGCAGAATCCGGGCAGTTTATCTGCCCGGATTTCTTTTATTATAGAGGCAAGGAGGCGGGAATATGTACGAGCGCTTAATCAAATGCGGGTTTACCGCGCAAATGGCGCAGGATATTTGCATTCTGTACGCAGACGATCCCCAGGGGCTTTTAGCGTATGTGGAAATTGCTGAAAGCCTATATAGGGATTGCAATCATGTATAAATATTTTAATCCAAATCCCTGCGGGAAAAACGTGTCCGATTGCACCGTCCGTGCGATCTGTAAGGCCACGGGAAAGGATTGGGGCGAGGTTTACCTTCGACTGTGCATGCAGGGCTACTTGGACGGAGATTTACCAAACGCTAACGCCTGTTGGGGGGCTTATCTGCGATCACTTGGGTACCGGCGATATATCATGCCGGACACCTGCCCCGACTGCTACACGGTCGGTAGGTTTGCCGATGATCACACGTGTGGAACGTATATCCTCGCCCTCTCTGGCCATGTGGTGTGCGTACAAAACGGCGTGATCTATGACAGCTGGAACAGCGAGAACGAAATCCCGCTTTATTACTGGGTAAAAGAAACGGAGGAATGAACATGGCATATCCCTATTTCAACCCCTATTATCCGCAACCGATTCCGGACAATCTCATGCAGATGCGGCAGCAGCAGATGATGCAGCCCATGCAACAGCCTATGTCGCAGCCAATGCAACAGAACCCCATCGCACAAGGCGGCGTACAGTGGGTAAGCGGCGAGCAGGAGGCAAGAGGTTATCTCATCGCGCCAAACTCTGCCGTAGCGTTGTGGGATTCCACCGCCCCCACCGTTTACCTCAAGCAGGCAGACGCAAGCGGAAAACCGACGCTCAAGATTTACGACCTCGTGGAGCGCACAGAAGCGGCCTCTAACGCGCCGCAAAAGCAGGGCGTGGAATTTGTCACCCGCGAGGAGTTCGACCGTCTGGCGGCACTTGTGGGCGAAATAAAGGGCAAAAAGAAGCGCAAGGTTGAGGAGGACGAGGACGATGAGTAATCCGTTCATGGCCGCGCTGGGCGGCGGGCAGATGCCCGGACCGGTAGGCCAGTTCCAGCGCATGATGCAGCAGTTCAACCAGTTCAAAGCAAATTTCAAGGGTGACCCCAAAGCGGAGGTCGAAAAGCTCTTGCAGAGCGGTAAGCTGAATCAGCAGCAGCTAAACCAGCTTCAGCAGATGGCAAAGCAGTTTCAAAGTCTGATGCAATAAGCAAACAAATTAGCAAAGAGTTTGCTTATTTACAGGAATCTTATCGTGGCCACGATTTGATGAATAAAAATTTTTCAAAGGAGTGATACTATGTCTCTTTCTGACGGCGGCGTTCAGGCCACTATGCCTGTTGCGCCTACCGGCATGATGAACAGCGGCTTTGGCGGCTTCGGCGGCGATGGTGCGTGGTGGATCATCATTCTTTTCCTGTTTGTGTTCTGCGGCTGGGGCGGCAACGGCTGGGGAAACAACGGCGGCAATTCTGGCGGCGTTGTAGACGGCTACGTGCTGACCTCTGATTTTGCCAATGTCGAGCGCAAGATCGACAGTGTAAATCAGGGCCTTTGTGACGGATTTTACCAGCAGGCGCAGCTTGTCAACGGCACCAATATGGCGATGGCAAACGGCTTTGCACAGGCCGAGCTTTCCCGCAGCAACCAGCAGGCGGCGCTTATGCAGCAGCTCAACGCCATGCAGATGCAGGCCGCAAATTGCTGCTGCGAGAATCGCGCGGCTATCGCGCAGGTGCGCTATGACATGGCGACGCAGGCGTGCGACACGCGCAACACCGTGCAGAACGCCACGCGCGACATCATTGACGCGAACAACCAGAACAGCCGCGCCATCCTCGACTTCCTGACGCAAAGCAAGCTGTCTGACCTCCAGACCGAGAATCAGAATCTGAAGCTGGCGGCATCTCAGGCCGCGCAGAACAACTATCTGATCTCGCAGCTTCGCCCGTGCCCTTCCCCAGCCTACATTACCTGTAACCCGTGGGCGGGCAGCGGTTACGGCGGCTGCGGATGCAATCAGGGCTGCGGATGCTGACAACTGCATAGCATAGCTTTTTGTTGGCGATGTTTTGTTGACGTCAACAAAATGTTCGGCCCCGTGCCGATACTACGACAACGCGGCGGGGCTATTGCCTCGCCGCTGTATTTTAACCGGGTCGAAATCGACCCCTTTAGAAAGGACTGATTATTTTGGCAGAGTACACAAACGCGAATATTGTGAGCGTAGCCGCAGGCCAGAACGTTCCCCTGACCGAAACTGCGGTCAATAGCAAGCCCTGTATCGTGCATCGTCAGGGCGCAGGCATTGTCACGCTGCGCGGCATCACCAATCAAAACCGCGCTCTGTTCAGGGTCTCCTTTGGCGGCAACATCGCTATTCCCACCGGAGGCACGGTTGAGGCCATCACGGCGGCGCTTGCCATCAACGGAGAGCCGCTGACCAGTGCAACGGCTACCGTCACGCCTGCGGCGGTAGAAAACTACTTTAACATTTATGTTTCCGCACAGGTCTGCGTTCCGAAAGGCTGCTGCCTGACGGTCGCAATGGAAAACACCAGCACTCAGGCCGTCAACTTCGCCAACTCGAACCTGACGGTTGAGAGAATCGCGTGAAAGGAGAATGGACATGAGCAAGAAAGCAATGTATGATCTGCGCAATATGCTGTGCGACGAACTCGACGAACTGGCCCGAAAAGGCGAATTGGGTGCGGGTGACCTGGAAATTGCCCACAAACTGACAGCAACCATCAAGAACATAGATAAAATTGACATGATGGAATCAGACGGCTATTCGGGCGGCGGTGATTGGGAAGCGGATATGCGCGGCGCCTATGGCCGGGGCAGTTCCTACGCGCGGCGCGGCTCGCACTATGTGCGCGGACATTACAGCCGCGCGGATGGCGCGGAGCATCTGCGCACCCAGCTAAACGACATGATGCGGGAAACGGATGACGAGCGCGTCAGGGAGGCCCTGCGCCGCGCTGTCAGCCTTATGGAGAATTAAAGGGGGATTCCCCATGATCGATGAAACCGAGCTGAAACTATGGATCGCACGGCTGGAAACGGAAGAATCAAGCTGGCCCAATTATGAGAAACTGGCGGCGCTCTACATTATCCGTAACGAGCACGGCGGGGAGCAACTGCAGGCGAAAGCGCCCCCAATGCTGTATTCCGCAGAGCCTGCGCCGGCCAAGACAATAAAACCCTCCGGCAGTGAATTTTTGGAAGCGGTCGGGAATGTGGCGCAGGATAGGGCGTGGGAAGTCATGGACGAGCTTATGGACACCCTAAAAATCGTCAATGAGAAAGCTTATAACAGCGTCCTAAAAAAACTAACCTAAATCGCTACTACTAACACATTACTAACAAAATTAATCTTGGCAAAAATAAAAAGTCCGGGAACCCTTGAGATTCCTGGACTTTTTGGTGCGCGGTACAGGACTTGAACCTGTGACCCCATGCACGTCAAATATACCCGT